ATCTAGTTGTATTAAAAACACACAATTTCCGTTTTCACGAACATTTGATATGTTAAATACTTATATGAGAGATCATATAAATTTAGATTATGGGTTTACTTTAATTAATAAAAAAACGTGGGGTAATATTTATAAACCTAGCGAGATTACAACACCATTATTAAACATAGATCCTGTAGATCTACGAAACTCACCAGATTTTACATTATTATATGGTGTAAAAGTCAAAGACTGTATGGTTAGAATACACTATGAAGATAACAGACGTAAAGGTAGGTCTTGGGATATACCTTTAGAAAATAATCAATTTATTATGTTTCCATCAACTAATATGTATTATCTAACCAATAAACAAAAGGATAGTTTAAATTTTGTGCAAACTATAACGTATGAATATATCTAATTACTATTGGTATTTTAGTGGTGTACTAACACCTAGATTTTGTGATGATGTTATAGCCTATGCTAATGAACAAAAAGAAGTTATGGCTAGAACTGGTGGATATGGAGATAGAAAATTAAATAAAGAAGAAGTTAAAAATTTACAAAGAAAAAGAAAATCAGATTTAGTGTGGTTAAATGATACTTGGATATATAAAGAATTACACCCTTATGTTCACCAAGCAAATAAAGCTGCTGGTTGGAACTTTGATTGGGAAAGATCTGAGTCTTGTCAGTTTACAAAATATAAATTAAATCAATATTATGATTGGCACTGTGATAGTTGGGATAAACCTTATGATAAACCAAATACACCAGAACATGGTAAAATTAGAAAACTATCTATGACTTGTCAATTAACAGATGGTTCAGAATATAAAGGTGGTGAATTAGAATTTGATTTTAGAAACTATGATCCACATATGCGAGACGAATCGAAACATAGAATACAATGTAAAGAAATATTACCCAAAGGATCTATTATTGTATTTCCTAGTTTTGTATGGCATAGAGTTAAACCAGTAACATCAGGCACAAGATATAGTCTTGTGGTATGGCATATAGGGAGGCCTTTTAGATAATGTTTATAAATAGTTATTTTCCAACTGTAATATGGAGCGAGGAAAAACCAGAGTTTGTTAAATCATTAAATAAAGCAAGTAACAAATATATTAGTGATGCTCGTAAAAGAGAAAAAGATTGGATAAAAGAAAACGGTGACTTTGGAAGATCGTATCACTCTACACCCTTAACAAGGGATAATGATTTTTTAGATTTTAGAAACTACATTGGTCAAAAATCTTGGGAATATTTAGATCACCAAGGTTATGACATGTCACAATATACAACTATCTTTAGTGAGTTGTGGGTGCAAGAGTTTGCTAAAAAAGGTGGTGGTCATCACTCTGCTCACATACATTGGAACCAACATGTATCGGGTTTTTATTTTTTAAAATGTAGTGATAAAACATCATATCCAATATTTCATGAACCAAAGACTGGTGCAAGAACAACAAAATTAAAAATGAAACAAAAGTTAAAAGGTGTATGGCCTGGTAACGAAACATTTCACATAAAACCTAAACCAGGTACATTAATTATATTTCCAGGTTATTTAGAACACGAGTATGCAGTGGATCATGGCAAAGAACCATTTAGGTTTATACATTGGAATATACAGGCAGTGCCGAAAGAGATGGCTAAAGATGTCGTTTAAAAAAAATAAATACACAATTATTCGTCAAGCTATATCAAAAGATTTAGCAACTTTTGTTATGAATTATTTTTTAATGCAAAAACAAGTTTATGATACTTGTAAAGCCGCAAGATACTTTTCACCTTTTGAAAATATTTTAGGTGGGTATGAAGATGCGGATAATCAAATACCGTTTACTTATGCTCAATACGCAAATATTGCTATGGAAACTTTATTACTTAAATGTCAACCTATTATGGAAAAAACAACAGATTTAAAATTAGATCCTAATTATACATACGCTAGAATATATAAAAAAGGAGATGAATTAAAAAGACATAAAGATAGATTTTCTTGTGAAATATCTACAACTATGAATCTAGGTGGAGATGAATGGTCTATTTATTTAAGTCCAAATCAAAATGTAGGTATACCTGATGGTAAAAAAATAACCACCACTAGCAAAGCTAAAGGCATTAAAGTAGATTTAAAACCAGGAGATATGCTGGTTTATCGAGGTATGGAATTAGAACATTGGAGAAAAAAATTTAAAGGTAATCAATGTGTGCAGGTTTTTTTGCATTATAATAATCGTAAAACACCCGGGGCTAAAGAAAATATATTTGATAAACGTCCGCATTTAGGACTTCCCCCTTGGTTTAAACGATGATATAATCCTTAGATGGAGGCAGGGCACCACCACATACCCCCTGTCTCCTTTTAAGGACATTTATGAATTTAGGTTTTGACGCAATTTCACAACTAGCTATATCTCAAGTAGGGGCGGACAATGTAGTATCTATTGCTGTCACAGGTAATAATTTAGTAGCTAACATTGGTAATCCTAATATTGCAGCAGACGCTGTTCAAGAAAATGTAGATCCAAATCCATTAACACTTGGTGTTGGAACGGTAACAATAGTTGGTACAGCAAACCTTGAGGCGTCTAAAAATCCACTTACTCTTGGAACGGGGACCGTCACAGTTTCTGGTAATGCGGATATTGAAGCATCTGGAAACAACTTGATTATACGTAGTGGATCTGTTAGTATCGTTGGAAACGTAGTACAAGAAGCACCTGCTAACGCCATGACTTTAAGAACAGGCGAAGTAGGAGTTATTACGTGGAACGAAATTGTACCAGGAGCAACAATGGTTTGGACACCAATAAAACCGTACGGATAATATGGCATCAACATTTTCAACAGATTTAGCATTAGAATTAGTAGCAACCGGTGAAAAAGCTGGTCTATGGGGTACCATAACAAATACTAATTTACAAATATTACAACAATCAACATCAGGTGTAGTTAATGTTTCTATGACATCAAGCTCTGATAAAACTTTACTTTTATCAGATGGTGCAACATCTGATGGTAAAAATATTTATCTTAAACTAACAGGCACAATGACAGGTAATGTTAATTTAATTATACCTGCATCAACAACTGGTGGTACAGCTACTAGAGTTTATATTGTTCAAGACGCAACAGATAGAACTACAGCTAACAAATATACATTAAGTATTAAAACAGCCGGATCATCAAATCCAATACCTGTTCCTGTGGGATCTACAATGTTAATTCATTCTGATGGAACAGACGCAAGATTAGATATTTTACAAAAGGGTAATTTTGCAATTACATCTAGTTCTATTACAGCGTACACTGCTGTAGCTGGTGATAATTTATTAATCGATACAACAGCAGCTGAAGTTACGATTACATTACCAGCATCACCTGCTATGGGTGATGAGGTTAGTATTATGGACGTTTCTACAACAGGGGGTTTTGGTACTAATAAAGTAACTGTAAATAGAAACAGTCAACCAATAAGAGGTGCTGCATCTAATTTAGAATTAACCACAAATAATCAATCGATTAAATTAAGATACACTAACGCAACCAAAGGTTGGCAATACGTATACAACCAAACTACATAGGAGTAAAAAATGCCACTTACGAAAATTAAGTTTGCTCCTGGAATTGATAAACAAGATACATCAGTTGGAGCAGAAGGTCGTTGGGTAGATTCAGATAATGTAAGATTTAGATATGGCTTACCAGAAAAAGTAGGTGGATGGCAATCTCTTTTAACAGATACAATCGTCGGTGTAGCAAGAAAACAACATGCTTTTGTTGATACAGATGGCAATAGATATGTTGCATTAGGCACGGACAAATTTTTACTTATATACTTTGAAGGACAACTTTTTGATGTCACTCCAATACAAACAAAAATAACAAGTGTAGTGATGTCTGCTTCAGATGCCTCACAAGAAGTTTCTTTAACTTTTGCTGCTGACCATAATTTGGAAAGTGGAGATATAATTTTATTAAGTAATGTGACTGTGCCGACTGGTATAGGTTTAACTGATGCTGCTTTTGAAGGTAAAATATTTCAAGTAACTAGAGTAACATCAAATTTAATTGCAATAATAACTGGTACACAAACAACAACAGGAGCTGCTGGTGGTGGTAGTTGTGATGTAACTCCATATGAAAAAGTAGGACCTGCAGCACAATCATATGGCTATGGTTTTGGTATAGGTAATTATGGTGGCACGGTGACGGGCGCTGCGACTACAACTTTAAATGGATCGTTGAG